CCATTTAGCTAAACTTAGAAACATAACTCTTGATCAACAATTTAATCTTAAAGAACACAATCAAAAATTAGAATATACAAAACTTAAAATTATAGCGAATGAATTAGATAGATATAAAAAAGAATACGGACTCATAGATTATAATGATATGATATTAGACTTTGTTAAGTCTGATAAATCTCCAAAGTTTGATGTTGTCTTTATAGATGAAGCACAAGACTTATCTCGTATGCAATGGGATATGGTAGATAGTTTTAATACGAATGATTCATTTATTGCAGGGGATGATGACCAGGCAATCTTTAGATGGGCTGGCGCAGATGTAGATTCCTTTATTACACAGAAGGGAAAACTATTAAACCTGACTCAATCAGTCAGGATTCCTAAAAAAATTCATGAATATGCTATGAAAATTATTGAAAGAGTATCACATAGATTACCCAAGAACTGGCAACCAAAGGCACATGAAGGATCTATTACTAAGCACTGGAACTTTGAAGATATTAATATGAACAAAGGAAACTGGTTAGTGTTAACTAGAACTAGACACCAATTAAAACCTTTAGAAGATATTTTAAAAGAAAAAGGATTATATTTTGAAAATAGATTTGGCAAATCTTTCGAGAAACAAATTCAAGAAGCTGCATCTAATTGGGAGCATTTAAGACAAGGCCAAGTGATGCATGGAAAAGATATACAAAAAATTGCATTATATATGAGTGAAAACCAGTGGGATAAGAAAAAACTTAAAGCTTTAGTTAAAGATTCATTCTACGGCATAGATGCCTTAACTAAAGGATATGGATTAAATACTAAAAAGGCCTGGTATGACTGTTTTGATAATGCTGGTTCCCAAAGAGTTACATACATTAGAAAGATGAGAGCTAACGGTGAATCCTTAAAAGAAGGGGCTAGAATAAAATTATCTACAATACATAGTGTTAAAGGTGGTGAAGAAGACAACGTTGTTATTCTTCCAGACTTAACACACAGTACACAATTATCTTATGAACGTAATAAAGATGATGAGAATAGATTGTTCTATGTTGGTGCAACAAGGACCAAGAAACATTTACATATCGTAAGACCAAAAGATGAAAACAAATCCTTTCCTATGGGGGATATATGAAAGAAAAAATATATAAAAAGCAGATAGGTGGTGATCACTATAAATCGATGGTCATTCAACCTTCAGAATTTATTAACAGAAATAATATTCCATTCGCCGAAGGAAACGCAATAAAATATTTATGTAGGCATAAACAGAAAAATCAAAAAGAAGATTTATTAAAAGCAAAACATTATATTGACATGGCTATCGATAGAGATTATCCTGAAGAAGTGAAAGAAGAAATAAAAGAGAAAAAAAATTCTTGGGGTATTATTAAATGATACAACGACCACTATTTGCACCCCAAACTGAATGGTTACCACCAGATGAATTTCCAGATCTATCTAAATATGATGAGATAGCAATTGACCTTGAAACAAAAGATCCTGATCTAATTAAAATGGGATCAGGTGCCGTCACAGGTAGAGGAGGTGTTACAGGTATAGCGGTAGCTGTTCATGATTGGTCAGGTTATTATCCAATTGCTCACGAAGGTGGTGGTAATATGGATCGTAAAAAAGTTTTAAAATGGTTTCAAGGTGTATTATCTACGCCAACCACAAAAATATTTCACAACGCCATGTATGACGTTTGTTGGATCAGAGCATTAGGTTTAAGTATTAACGGTCTTGTTGTGGACACGATGATTGCATCGGCCCTAGTTGATGAGAATCAAATGCGTTATGACTTAAACAACTGTTCTAAAAGATACACTGGAAAAACAAAAAATGAAACAGCTTTATATGAAGCTGCAAAATCATGGGGAGTTGACCCTAAAGCAGAAATGTATAAACTACCTGCCATTTATGTTGGCGCTTATGCAGAAAAGGATGCTGAAATAACTTTAGAGCTTTGGCAGGAGTTAAAGAAAGAAATTTTACACCAAGATTTAAATTCTATTTTTGAATTAGAGACTGCACTTTTCCCTTGCTTAGTTGATATGCGTTTCTTAGGAGTTCGTGTAGACGTTGAAGAAGCTCAAAAATTAAAAGAAGAACTACATAAAGAAGAAAAAGAATGCTTACAATTAGTAAAAAAAGAAACACAAATAAATGTTCAAATATGGGCAGCACGGAGTATTGCGCAAGTTTTTGAAAAACTTCACCTACCTTTTGACCGAACCGAAAAAACAAATTCTCCATCATTTACTAAAAATTTTCTTCAGAATCACCCCCACCCACTGGTGAAACGAATAGCCCGCGCTCGTGAAATTAACAAGGCGCATACCACATTTATTGATACCATATTAAAACATAATCACAAAGGAAGAATTCATGCAGAAATAAATCAACTTAGATCTGATAATGGGGGAACAGTGACTGGAAGATTCAGTTATTCAAATCCAAATTTACAGCAAATACCAGCACGGAACAAGGAACTTGGACCACGGATTAGGTCCTTATTTATCCCCGAGGAAGGCCATACATGGGGTGTATTTGACTATTCTCAACAAGAGCCTAGGCTGGTAGTGCATTATGCAGCTTTACAGAATCTCTATGGCGTGGACGAAGTATTGGAAACCTATAAACATGGGGATGCCGATTTCCATACTATCGTGGCAGACATGGCAGAGATCCCTCGTGAACAGGCCAAGACAATTAATCTTGGACTGTTCTACGGGATGGGAAAAAATAAATTACAAGCAGAGCTAGGAGTGTCTAAAGAAAAATCCGATGACTTATTTAGACAATACCATCAGAAAGTTCCATTCGTAAAACAATTGATGGACGCTGTGATGAAGAGAGGACAAGACAGAGGCCAGATAAGAACTTTACTTGGACGGTTATGTAGATTTCATTTATGGGAACCAAATCAGTTTGGTATTCATAAAGCATTACCTCATGATCAAGCGCTCTTGGAACACGGACCAGGGATTAAACGAGCTTACACATACAAAGCTTTAAATAGATTAATACAAGGATCAGCTGCAGACATGACAAAGAAAGCAATGTTAGATTTATATAAAGAAGGAATTATTCCACATATTCAGGTGCATGATGAACTAGATATATCTGTGACTGATAATGCGGATAAAATAAAACAAATAATGGAGGACGCAGTTTCACTTGAAGTTCCTAACAAAGTAGACTATGAATCTGGTCCCAATTGGGGTAATATAAAATAGAGGAGGAAATATGGATAAAATAAAAATTCATGTTCAAAAACTATGGTTAGACCATAAAATTACAGCTATTGCTGTAATAGTGGGTGTAGTTCTTGGCGCAATAATATTCTAATGAACCATGGCATATCTGAATGCAAATATACCCTTGATCTATTCACAGATCAGGAGAGAGTATCTCTATGATCTCAAAGCACATCATGGAGAAGTGGAAGACTGTATTATATTTGCCATGGCTTCGATTGCGGGTCATGCTATACTCTTTCATGCAGTTATGGAAAACGGTGCTATATTCTATCGGTTACCACTCTCCGCTTTCATTCAAAGAGGTTTTAAACCGGACAAAGTTCCTAGGATGCGACTTGATGAGTTGGAGCTTTGGAATTCTTTTAGTTATTATCCCTCTATTACTGTTTACGATATTTTAGACGGACAATCTGGAAAATATATAGGAAAAGATAAAAAATGGCATGAAGGAAATTATCTTTTTACTATTGACTGGGCGCACCCAGAGAGTAATATAGTCGATACCGATCATTCGGAAATTCCGCACGAACATAAGTGCGCACACATACTTGCGTTAGATAACGGCAATTATGCGGGTCAGCCCAATAATAGATTAATTTGGAGTATACCATCTTTTACAGTTAAAGATGAAGTACCATTCGATTGGAAGGTACAAACATCTGAGTGGAATGTGGAAAACACCAGCAAATGGAGAACAGAAGATTCAGATAAATTCTTCTACGATATTGAAGAGAAAAAAAATGACTAAATGTAAAAATTGTCACTGTAACTGTCACTGCGATGGAGATCTTCACACTCATCATTATGATGGTGATGTGTGTACATGTGAGAATTGTGTATGTAAAAATAGTAAAGATAAAGATGAACAAGCTACCTACGAACATAAAGCAAAAACTGAATCCTTTAACACAGGTGAAGTTATTATAGATGATACCAATGACTGTGAATGGTGCCAATAATGAATGATAAAATTATTACTGCGCTGTTGGCTATCCTCATCGCTCTTGGCGGCTGGACGCTCTCGCGTACATTTTCTCTGTCACAAGATATGGTTCTTGTTAAAGAAAAAATCACACAAATTGAAAAACAAATGGATGAAGCTGTTTGGAATTCTATTGGGGATGAGAAACCTAAGAAAAAGCGTAAGAAAAAAAAGAAAAAGAAAAAGCAGGATTAATGTCTAATGAAATTCAGAACAGCAAAAATTTTAAGGGCAAGAAGAATTGCAAGAAAAAGAAATCAAACAACTGAAAAAGCGGTACAGGCTTTAGTAATTGGCCTCGTTTTGATTCTAGTTCTTCTGGCTGGATGTAGTTACAAAATGGTTCCTTCCGAGACCAAAATAGAGTATGGTACTACCGAAACAGATTCTAAGAATGATAAAGTGCAGCAAAAGCAGTTTATCACTCAGAGTTGGAAATGGGAACAACGATGATTGAAAAATTAAT